TAGCAACTTCTAAAGGTGCTAACGAAACTTTAACTGAAGAGGTTGAAGCGTTAAACGCTAAAATCAACAAAGCAAGTGCTAAGGGGACAGAAATTGAAACTGAAGCAGACCCTGCTGTAGTTGAAAACAAAAAAGAAGATGCTAATGCAGGTTTTTACAATGCAATGGCAGCAAGAATTAGAAATAGATTTAATAATTAAAAAATAAAATAAAAATGGCAAATGTAGCAGCAAAAGATTCAGGTTTCGCAACTTATAGTGGCGCTAACCTAAACGAAATATTTTACGAGCCAGTATTTAGAAGTGACAACATAATGGGTAACTATAGAGTTATCCCTAATGTAAAACATAAAATGAATGTTTACACTTCTGCGGCTTTAACAAAAATAGTACAAGTATATACTACTTGTAGTAGTGGTAATGAGGTGGGTTCATTCAATGTGGATGATAAAGTGATAACAGCAGGTAGATGTAGAGTTGCTTTTTCACAATGTCAGTCTGAGTTTGAAGGAACTTACATTGAAGAAATGTATAGAAATGGTGTAGATGTAATGAATCTCGAGGGAACTCAATTAGCAGATGCGATTGTAAATCGTGCTGTAAAAGGAATTGAGCAAGATGTTGTAAGATTAGCATGGGGTGGTGATACTGGTGCTGGAGCAACTTATAAAGCCTTTGATGGATGGATGAAGTTAATGGGTGCAGATTCAACTGTATTGGCGGCTAGAACTGAGGAGAGTATAGCAGACCCTACAGCACCTGTAGCGGCAGATGCTTTAAAATTAATAAGAGCAATGTATGACAACGCACCAGCAGCATTACAACAAGTGCCTGCGTCAGATAAGAAAATATTTGTAACTCCAAAGACTTACAATGCTTACTTGACAAACCTAGAGGGGACTTCTGCTGATTTAGCAATCACTAACCAACAAGATGGTGTATTAGTTGTTAAGTTTAGAGGTGTTGAATTAGTTCCTATGTATGAGTGGGATACTATCTTAGCAGATACTGACCCAGCATTATTCCTAAGAGGTGGTGTTAATGGTACTGAGGGGGCTTGTTACTGTGCAACAGACAACTTAATTGTAGGATCTGATGTTACTGACCCACAAGGTTCTTTCAAAGTTTTCTATGATGACTTAGAAGAAAAAATGTTCTTCAGAGGTTACTTCAAGTTAGGAGTACAATTCTTGTACCCTTCACTTGTTCAATGGGGGATTTTCTACTAAACAATAATGTAATAATAGAGGGGGTGTAAAAGCCTCCTCTTAATTACTTTTAATAACTTATAAAATAATAATAAAATGGCAATAGATAAAGGAATTGGTGTAGATTGTACAAACCTACAAAGCACAGGTGGTATAAAGCAAATATGCCTTAGAAGTTTTGCTACTAATGATGCTGTGGCCTATGATAATGACCCTAGTAAACATGATATTACATCAATTACTAGTGGTGGTTCACCAGCAAATTGGTTTGTTTTTGAATTTAAAAATGAAACTGCTGCATTAACTGTAAATGCAACTAAAGAAAATGGTTCGACAGCATTTGAGTGTGGTCTTAGTTTTATGATACCACAAATAAACAATGTTAGGATGGCTGAAATACAAGCAATGCTTGACACTTGTATGATGGCAATAGTTGTGACTACAAATGATGAAAAATTAGTTGTAGGGTTAAGTGAAAAATATGCAAACGAGGATGTGCCTGCGAAAAACCAAACTTTCTTAAATTTAGCAAGTATTGAAGGGGGTACAGGTGCTGCGTATTCAGATGAAAATGGTTTGACAGTTAACTTGATGGCTAGACAATTTGAACTTCCAAGACAATATGCAGCAAGTGGTGCGGGTCTTGCAGTTGATACATCTGCTTTAACAGCAACTACTACATAATAAATAAATATATAATAATAGGTTGGTATTTTATCGTAAAATGTTTTAAACATGACCCTATTAATATATTTTTTTTAAAATGTGTGATTGCTCTAATAATATTGTAGATTTATCACACTTAAAAATTTATACAATTATGGCAAAATATAAAGCGATAAAAAAAGTAACACTATATCATGGGTTAACTGGTGTTATAAGAACAGCATCAGCAACACAAGAAGAGTTAGCATATGCTTATGAGGACTTAGGGGCAACTGATTTAATAGAAAAACTATCAACTACAAAGACTAAAGATGAGCCAAAGAAAGCAACCAAAAAGAAAAAGTCAGGTAAAGAATCTTCAGACTCAAAAGAGTAATACTTTTGAATTTGGAGTTTTTAATTTAGCAATACCTGAACATATTGAAGAGCCACAAGACTTATCAAAAGTAAGAACTAAGTTTATACCTTTTGGTACAAACAACTTGTTTCCTCAATACTTAGCAGAACTCAAAAGAAAGTCTAGTACACACAGAAGTGTATTAGCACAAAAATCAGTTTTCACAAGTGGTGCTAAATTTGTAACTAGCAATGAAACTGTTAAAGAATATATCAAAGATGTAAATGCTGATGGAGAATCTCTTAGAGATGTTTTTAAGAAACTAGCAGATGATTATTACACCTTTGGTAATGCCTACTTAGAGGGCGTATTGTATGATGGTGGTTTAAATCTATATCACATAGATGCAACTACTGTTAGAGCATCTAAAAATAAAAAAGAAGTATATGTACACCCAGACTGGGCTAAGTACAATACTATGAAAGATAAACTTTCTATAATACCAATATACCCAAGAGTTAGAAGCAGTAGGTTTGTAATACAATTTAAGGATTACGAGCCAACATTCCAATTCTATGGTTTACCAGACTATGTGGCTGCCTTAGAGCATATTGCAGTAGACTACGAGATTGGCAAATGGAATCACACTAAATTTAAGAATGGTTTTCAGCCATCTGCTATTATTGAGATTAATGGCGATATGGGTGAAGAAGAGGCTAAAAAATTAGTTAGAGAGGCACAAAAGAAGTTTGTTGGTGATGGCAATAATGGTAAGATAATGTTTATTGTTAAGAATGGTGATGCTTCTCAGGCTAATGTTCAAATTATAAAAGACGACCAAGAGGGTAGTTGGATTGACTTACAACGTATAACAGACCAAAATATTGTAACTGCACACAGATGGCAGCCATCATTAAGTGGTTTGGTTAGTTCAGGTAAAATGAATAATACAGGTAGTGAGATTAGAATTGCTTATGACTTAGCAATGACTACTGTAATTAAAGATACTTCTGATTTATTATTAAATGGTATTAGAACTGTTTTATTTAGAGAGTTAGGATTTTTGCCACAAGAACTTGTTATACACTATGAACCACCAATTAGTTTTGCTACTCAAATTGACCCTAAAGAAGTGCTTACAATAAACGAACAAAGAAAAATGTTAGACGAAGACTTACCTATGTTAGAACAGGGTGATATGTTTATAACAGATAGAGAACAAATAATTGTAACAAGAGATGACGATGCAGATGGTGTGGGTGATGATGAAGCAGGAGATTTAAAAGTAACTGAAACACAACAATAACTATGGCAAATGTAAACCAATACAACCCATTAGTAACAGCGGCAGAAGTTATAAGTAATAGTTTTACTAATGCTAATACTGATACTGCTTTAATATCTAACAATACAATACTTCTTGCTGAATTAGCACACTTAAAAGAGGCTATAGGTAAAAAGTTTTATGAAGAGTTAAAAACACAACATCATGCTGGTACTTTAACAACAGCAAATCAAACGCTAATGGATGATTTTTTAGTTAGATGTTTGTGTTGGTTTGTTAGATTTGAGGTGATTAATGAAGTTCAAAGTAATAGTACAAGTGCTGGTATTGTACACAATATAGACGAATTTGCTACTATTATAGACCCAGCAGAATTAAATGCTTATAAGCAGGACACATACAGAAAGGCTGAAATATATTTAAAAGATATGATAGATTACATAGAAGATGATGACCAATCTGGTCAGTATCCAACATACGAATCTAATAGACCTTGTAATGAAAATGTTTATAAGAATCATGGTATAATAATGTATGACAGTATCTACTCTAGACCAAGAAGAAATTATAATAGTTGGAAAGACTACTGTCCTTGTGATGATTGTTAAAATAAAATAAATGGCGGCAAACGAACATAAAAACTTAAATGATGCCAACAGGCATAATCCAAAAGGCTTTGAAACTGCTCTAAATGACACAGTTTTAAGTAAGGCTCTTGGCTCTGGTGCAACTTCTATAGATGGAGTTATTGAGTGGCAGTCTAAAGAATTGATGGGTTGTATAGAATACAAAATGCAAGGTTATATTTCTTCTGCTTTGACTAATTATTCTTATCCAGAGGATATTGCAGATAACAAGTCTCCTTTTCAATGGGATGTAGATTTTGGAAGCACAAGTGCTACAGGTGCTACAATAAACCCTAAGAATATTTTTAGGTCTGGTATGGGTTATGTAATTACTAACTCAACTAATGTTGTAGCAATTAGAGGATGGATTTCTAGTGATGGGGGTAATGTTGTAACAGTAGCGATTTGCAAGGTTACACCAGCGTCTGGCGTTGCTACAGCCTTAACTCCAGTAGTTATTGATGAGGTTACCGCAACTGGTGGTAGTGATGATAATAAACTTATAGCAGTAAATGAAACAACTATTACCGCAAGTTCTTTATTAGCAGGAGATATTATATTCCCAATGGTCAAAGAAGCAAGTGGTGGTTCTGAGGTGTTTGTTAACTTAACTGTAAAAACTGCTGCTTACTAATGACTACTAAAGAGGAAATTATAGCAATGAAAAAAGATATTAACAGTATCAATAGTAAAATTGATAACTTAGACACAAAATTAGATATGTTAACTGACAAATTGCTAAATCCAGACACAGGAGTTACAGCAAGAGTAAACAGAAACACATCAATGAGAAAGGTTTTAGTAAAAGCAATGTGGGTTATATATACGATAACCATAGGTGCTATAATAAAAATATATACAGAATAAATAATAATAAAAAAAATATAAAATAATGAGCAGATACGATACAGATAATACCCTTTTATTTGAAATGTTAGGAAAGGGAGGTGGAACGCAGGTTTTCACAACAGCAGCACAAACAGGAAAAGATTTTTACTGCGTACATTTTCCAGTAGAATCAGCAGTTAGCCATATTGCAACAGGAACAGAGCCAGGTGCAGCGACAGGAATTACAGCACTTCAAACGACTCTACCTGCTGGAACAACGTTATTTATCCGAATTACCGAAATAACATTAACGTCAGGAATTGGTATAGGATATACTGAGCATGATGGTGACCAAACTAAATAAAAATTAAAATATGTTAAGTTTAAGACAGGCTTTATCTTTAGATACTATTAGAAATCTAGCATCTTACAAAAACTTATATTCTCTTTCTTTTGATGGGGTTGATGAGGAATTGTCTATACCAAGTGCTGATATTAGCCCAAACACTTCAGGCGGAAATAGAGGGTGGTCTATTAGTTTTTGGTTAAAAAACGACTCAGGAACTAAAACACAGCAAATAATGTCTATAGACACAGGTTCAGGTAGGGAGTTTAAATGCGTGATGAGGTTTAATGGAAATGTTAAATTTACGCTTATTGGAAATAATAATGCAGGAATTACGCAGGACTTGAATATTAATACTGACCTTGCTGATAGTCAATGGCATCATTTTGTTTTTATTTATGATTTAGGAAGTGCCAATACATCTTTAATCGCTTATGTTGACAATGTTCTTCATAGTCAAGCACAAGGCAACGCTACTTATACGTCTGCTGGAACATGGGCTGCTATATCTAATACAGGACAACCACTACGAATTGCTTATCAAGGGGGTTCTTATGGTCAAATAAAGTTTGATGAATTATCTGTGTTTGACAATGTGTTAACTTCTGGAAACGTAAGTGATATATATAATGGTGGAAAAACAGCAGATGTCAGCAGTATTGCATATTTAACTGGGTGGTGGAGAATGGGTGATGGTGCTACATTCCCTACAATACCTGACGCAAGTTCAAATAGCAATAATGGCACAATGACTAATATGGAAAGTGGAGATATAATAACAGATGTTCCTTCATAATAAAATTTAATAATATGAAATATGTAATTTACAATATGGAAGATGCGTCAAGCATAGACTTTTCTAAAGTGGTTGAAACCAGTCTTGATACTTTAAGGGTTTCAGTAGATGGCACTAAAACACTTTTAAAATTTAGAGGTGAAACTCCTGTTTTTTTAGAAGGTTTGCAAGAATATAATTATGCACAAATTTTAGATATAATGCGTTCTGAAGAATGGACTCCAGAACAAGAATAACAAAATAAAAACAATAATAAATGGCAACAACAGTAACAGCAGCAGATTTAACAGTAACAATAACAGAAAGTTATTCTCTAAATGGCGTTGCTTATGGCAACTCTTCAACTAAAACTTACACTAGCAATGGTCAGGTTTTACAAAGAGTAATGAATGTAAGCACAAGTGACCCTGCAATTTTAAATTTTGGTGCAGCAGATGCAGCAGGTCAAGTAAAAGTTGGTGATTACAAATACTTTAGAGTTACTAATTTAGATGATACTAATTTTATTACATTAACGCTTTACAATGGTGCTGACTCTTTCTTTTATAAAGTAGCAGCAGGTGATACATTTGTTTTAATGAACAATGAGATGGATGCTATTGACGCAAGCACAACTTTTGGTGCTTTTGCAGATATTACTCAAATTAAGGCAGATGCAGATACAGCAGCGTGTGATATAGAGATAATTGCGGTAACAGCATAATATGGCAAAAGGAGTAACTTTTAAATTTAGAGGTAATTCTCGTAAAAAGAGAAAAGGAATACATAGTAAAAACGCTTCTAGGACTAAGGGTGGTAGACAATATGTCAAGCCTTATAAAGGACAGGGAAGATAAATATATATAATATGCCTTGCTACGAATGTGAAAATGGAAAATGGAAGTTTGGTCAAACTGGCAACTGTCAGTATGATACTAAATCAGAGTGTGAAACTGCTAATAAAGATTATTATGCAGAAGAAACTTATAATGACTATCCACAAGCAGCAACTACCAATGCTAAGAGAGCAATAAAATACAAAGAAGAAAAAGGTAGTTCTTGTGGAACAATCGTAGGGTGGACAAGGGCCAGACAAATCGCAAACAGAGAAAAGTTAACAAGAAGAACGATTGCAAGGGTCGCATCATTTAAAAGACATCAACAACATAAAGACGTGCCTTATGACGAGGGTTGTGGAGGTATAATGTGGGATGCTTGGGGAGGAACTCCAATGATAGAGTGGGCGATAAAAAAATTAGAAAAAATAGACAAAGCAAAAAATTCTATTAAGAGTCAAGAAGAAACAGAGGTAAGCGAAAGAATTAAAAAGACTCTAAAAAACAAGATGGAAAAACATAACGAAGACGTTAAGGATTTAAAAAAAGAATGGAATCCAAAAGTAACAATGTCTAAATTAGAAAAAGTATTTAAGCGTGGTGTAGGTGCTTATTATACAAATCCTGAAAGTGTAAGAGAAGGGGTAACAGGGCCTGACCAATGGGCTATAGCAAGGGTAAACTCATTTTTATATGCAATGAAAAATGGTAGATATAGAAGTGGCAAGCACGATACAGATTTATTACCAGAAGGACATCCAATGAAAGGAACAGAAAAAAAAGAAAAAAAAGATAAAAACATGGCAAAGAAAAGAAAATACTATTCTGATGAAGAGCATGACCATCACTTTCACTTTACTCAAGAGATGATGGAAACATTACATCATGATGGTGAGTTAGAAGTAAAAGTTGAAGAGGGAGACCAAGAGATGTTGATTTTATTTACTTACGATGTAGAAAAAACAGAAGAGTATATACCTGAAGAAGAAGAAATAAAAGATGAATTTAAAATGTATTTTGATGAGGTTATGGAAAACCTTAAAAAATCAAAATAATATGAAGATAAAACATTTTAAAAAATCTGAATTTACTTGTAAGTGTGGTTGTGGTGAAACTGTTATAAGTGATGATTTACTTTATATGTTAGACAAGGCTAGAGAGTTTGCTAAAAAACCATTTAAAATAAATAGTGGGTATAGATGTAAGAATCACCCAGAAAGTAAAAAAAACCCAACATCATCACACATAAAAGGATTAGCAGTAGACATAGAGTGTAAAGATAGTAACACTAGAGCAATAATGATGGATGCTTTAGTTTATGCAGATTTTGAAAGGTTTGGACTACACAAATCTTTTATTCATGTAGACATTGATGTTGTAGACAAAGTAAGTCCAGTAATCTGGCTATATTAAATAGAGTATTAATTTAAAATATATATTATGGAATTTATCACAGAAAATTGGTTGGAATTATTAATTGCGTTAATGGCTTTTGCTAAAGTTGTTACTAATTTAACTCCAACAGAAGCAGACAATAGAATCTTTGGTTGGATAGATACAATCATAGACGCAATAGTGCCTAACTACAAAAAATAAAATTATGATAAAAAAATGGATTGGCGAGGCACTTGTGGCAGGTGGTGTAAAGCCTATAACAGAATTATTAAAAGCAGTAAAAGAATTATTTACAGACACTAAAGGTAAGTGGAGTAGCAAAAGAACCATAAGTGGTGTAATTGTTGTTGCTGCTAGTTTATATATAGAGAAAAATGGTATAGACACAAACTCTTTGATTATGACAGCATTAGGGGTTTTGCCTTTATGTTTTTCTGCTTTTGAAAAAAAATGTGGAGATTGTGCAAGTAATTGCAAAAAATAATTATCTTTACACTTACAAGATGGGGTTGTGCCTATCTTTGTTTTCATTGTTTATAGTTATCAAAGGTGAGATGTTGAAAAGCGTCTCACTTTTGTATTTTATAGGGCTTTATTATGTATAACTTGCACAGCAACTAAAACAAAATAAAATGAAAAAATATGGTAAAAGACTTAGATTATCTCCTGAAGAAGTAGAGATGGTTTATGAAGGTAGAGCAGAAAGCACTACAAATTTAAACGGAAACACAGCATTAGACATACATTTATCAGAAAGAGGCATAGACAAAAATGACGTTGTTTCTGTAAAGCATTGGCAGTCTGCTGATGGTCAGTACAGATTTAGTATAGTAACAAAAGAGGATGTCTCTATAAAAGAAAATGACATACTAAAAAAAGTAGGAAGTTTTATTAGCGAACATTCTCCATACTACAAGCCAATAGTTAGAAAAAACAAAAAAACAAAACACTTATTAGTTATAAACCCAGCAGACATTCACATAGGCAAGTATGCTAATGGCGTAGAGACTGGTGGTGAATATGACGTTGAAACTGCCTGTATGCGTGTTTTAGAGGGCTTAGAAGGACTTATACAAAAGGCAGAAGGGTTTAGTGCAGAAAGGATTTTATTCTGCATAGGCAACGATGTTCTACACATTGACAATGTTTATGGTACTACAACAAAGGGAACACCGCAAGACACAGATGGTAAATGGTGGGAACATTTTGAGATTGCTTTAGCGTTATATGTAAAATGCGTAGAGATACTTAGAGAGATAGCACCTGTAGATGTTGTGCATTGTATGAGTAACCATGACTATCAAAGTGGTTTTCACTTAGCACACGCTTTAAAAAGTTGGTTCAGAAAAGACAAAGAAGTATCTTTTGACATAGGCGTTGCACACAGAAAGTATTATCAGTATGGAACAAATTTAATTGGATTAGAGCATGGTGATGGTGCAAAAATGGATAACCTTCCTTTACTAATGGCACAAGAAAAGCCAAAAATGTGGAGTGAAACTAAATTTAGATATTGGTATTTACATCATTTACATCACAAAGTAAAACATAAATGGAGAGATGCTAAAGATTTTATTGGCGTAACTGTAGAGTATATGCGTTCACCATCTGGCACAGATAGTTGGCATAATCGCAAAGGTTTTACAGGTGTTCCAAAAGCGGTTGAGGGCTTTATTCACGAAAAAAATAGCGGTCAAGTAGCACGTTTAGTGCATTATTTCTAAAAATTTTAACCTAGTAGATAAACATTTTCTAAAAAAATGTTAAAAAAGTTTTGGTGGTTGGTTTCAATTTTATAACTTTGTACCAATTATTAACCAAACTTATAAAAAATGGATACTTATTTACCAATGAATGGTGTTAACGCAGAAATATGTAATCAATTTAATGTTGTTGATTACGAAATAAAAAGACTGCGTGAGGCTAATGCAAATTTAAAGTTGCAGGTTCTTGATTTGCGTAAAGAACTAAATGAAAAAAATAAAACATCATTAGAAAAAAATAAATAAAAAAAATGTTTAGAAAGGTTTCATCATGTTGTGGGTGTAGTTATGAAGATAGTTTTATATCTACTTGTTGTAGAGTAGAGATGTATAAAGACTTGAACTTCTTAAACTATCAGGCAGAAAAATTATACAAAAGAAACGACAGGTGTCCTTCATGTAATAAAACAACTAGAACTAAGGGCTACATATGTAATGAGTGTGGCAATTGGTTTAAAAAACCTAAACTGTATGAGCAAAGTTATAATCATCCTAATTATTAATTTAGCGGTTATACTTTGTGATAGATTATGGGCGTTACTGATAAATAACAATAAACTGAATTATTAATTAAATTATAAAGTGCTAATAGAAGGTTTAATCGAAACGCCTCTTTGCTTGTATAGTTTTACAACTAAATTATTAACTAAAAACTAAAAACAATGAACACAACAGAATTAAAAAAAACAATGATTAAACATCTTGATAATTTAGAAGGCGATTTATATTATCATAAATTTTTAAGATTTTCATACTCTTCTAATCAAGTTAAAGAAATAGAGAAAGATATAGAAAACATAAAAAATAAAATACAAAATTTAAAAGAAAATAAACAATTAACTAAAAACTAAAAACAATGGGAAAAATGAAACAACAATTTATTAATCAATTAAACAATAACGAAATGAAAAAAAGAACTATGGAACAAAAACTAAGAAAACAACCAGACCCAGTTGTTGAAACAAGAAAAGAGGCACTAAGAAGGCTATACAAAGAAAATGGCTTGACGGAAGAAGATATATACAAAGACAAAAGAGGATTTGTAATTATTACAAGAACAGGTATAGATAAAATTGTATCAAGAAACAATATTACAGTTGCTTATGAGGTTATAACAATGGATTTAGAGAAGTCTACTTGCGTTTTAAGAGCAGCAGCAACCATGAAAGTTGGTAATGATGTAAAAAATGCTATGAGTTTTGGTGAAGCATCTCCAGATAATTTAATGGGTGGAGGTAAAAAGTTTCCTGTTGCTATGGCAGAAAAGAGAGCAATGTCTAGAGTTGTTCTTAAAATTGCTGGCTTCTATGAGCAAGGTGTGTTTGGTCAAGATGAGATTGTTGATTAGTGAATGACGATTGGTTTGATGAGTTGCTTGATGGTGAGCCAACGCCTATTACAGATACGCAATGGCTCATCATTGAGAACAACATTTATAACACATCAATACCAGCAACACAAATTGAGTCTATAATATCTGGTCTAGATGACTTGACTCAAATAGAAGCAGAAAAAATAATACAAACTATAAACGAAAATAAAATTGAAAGAGATACAAGAAAACAATGGCTCAAAATGCTCAAAGACGGAGTATTTGGAAATAGAAATATTTAATCATTTTCTAAAAGTTTATTCTTACATAATCTGGAGTGGCAAGCATTTGCTTGGTGAGGTTGTTGAAGATAGCATCATGAAACTGCTGGATAAAAAACAACTAATAGATTTTTATTATTCTGGAAAAAATAAATTTAAAATAGAAAAGAGTAAAATAGAAAAATATTTAGAGACAAATGACAAATAAATATTCACTAGACAAAATTAGAAAATCAAGAAATGAGTTTGAGGCTTTGCTAAGAATTTATGGCATCTCTAATTTAAGGCTTTGTAAGATTTTAGAAGTTAATTATCTTACAAGTAAAAAGTTTATAGAAACTCCTACTAACATGAGGTTTATACACGCTAAAAGATTAGCGGACTTTATTGGTCTTGAAATACAAGACATAGTAGATACAATAGTGTACGACATAAAATAATAAAACATGAAAAGAAGAAGATTAAAATTTAGTGATTATTATCATGAAATAATAATTAACGAAATAGCAGACATCTATAATGTAGACAAGGATAGAATATTTTTGGGAAGCAGAAAAAGAAATATTATATTTGCTAAGAGACTGTATATATTTACACTAAGGAAAATGTTTGGTTTAACCTTAAAAGATATAGCAGAGGTTACAAATCTACATCATGCTTCAATAATTCACCATTCAAGACAATTTGAATTTGAATACAACAACTATAGAACTAAAAATAAAAATTTTGACAGAGTACAAGATAGGGTTATAGAAGTTGAAATAGATGAAGAAATTATTGGACTAGAACAACAATTAGAAAAAATAAACAAATCATTAACTAAA